GAAACTATTTCATAATACTTGTCACTATCAAAAGCTATCTCTGCTGCTTCTTCGTAGCTGTAACCTAAAAATTCTAAATTTTCTATTCTTTTGATGTACCAATCAGGACCAGCCAAAGGACCAATCGGAACTCCTTCTTCTTGTTTAAGATCGAAAGGTGTGATAACTTCTTCTTCCATTTCCATTATTACATCGTCATCATCTACGTCACCACCTCTAGCGTAGCCATATCTAACTAACATTTCCTCTGTTTCTTCTTCACCATAACCAGCGCCAAGAAAAACATCTTTTATTTGTTGTCTTCTTTTTGCTTTAAATTCTTTTGATTTTCTGTCTTCTTCTTTTTCTGCATCATCAGCTGCTTCAGCCGCTTGAATTCCTGAATCAATTGCAGCTTGACCACCAACCACTGTAGCCACATCTTTAAAACCAGTTGGTTCAGCATATCGTGAAATAGTTTCTGCCATAGAAACTGCATCTTTACCTTTACCAGGTGTACTTAAAAATTTTCCAAGACCTTGAGTTTTATCTAAACCACCAACATATGAATCTAATGCTGTTGGAGCTGCTGCTAATATACCTGCTGTTGCCACATCTTTAAAATCTGCCTCATCATCTATAAGACCTTTAGTAAGTGCACTGGTAAGAAATTTGCTTTTAGCAGCCGATAGACCACCTATGCCTTGTAAACCAGGAATTAAAGCTGCAGCGTAGGGTACAAAAGGTCTTACCTCTTTAGGTATTAGCTTCTTAATTCTACGTCTTATTCCTGAAAAAAATCCCATATTAAATTCCTATTATATTGTTGAAATGCAAGATAGCAACTCTTGTATATATGCTGGTATCGTGCATTTTACTTGTTTTTTTACGCTTCGTCAATCGCTGATGTTAAAGTCAGCGCCTATTTTTATTTCTTCTACAGTCACATTTACATCTCTTCGTATATGTTCAGATTTTGTAGGTGTATTAGCATTTTGAACGTCTGCTAAAGCTTCGGCATCTGACATATATTCTTGGCCTGTTTCTGTGTTAGTTAATGTTACTTCTGTTTTAGGTGTAATTACTGGTACTCTTTTACCATTAATAGTCTCATACCTAACAGAAGCTTCTGTTTCAATAAACGGCATTATTTATCCTCTCTGTTAATTTCTAGTACCGATGCTACAACATCAACAGCACCACTGGCTGCTTGTACTTTTAATACTTCACTTTCTTCCATAATTAAAGGTTCTGATATAACTTGTTTGTTTTCATTAGCAGATAAACTTACTAGATTATCTATAACAAAAGCTGTGCTTGAAGCATTTAATAATGTTACTTTAACAGTAGCAGCTCCTGCTGCATCTTCAGCTATTAAAATAGATTTAACAATTGCTCTTGAGTTAGAAGGCACCGTATACAAAACTGTATCGGCTGTGCTAGTTAAACTTAATTTTTGGTTTCTATATATATTTGCCATTAACCTAAACCTAACCAAGTAAATCGTTCTTGGTCTTCTTTTTGTTGTGTTAAATATGTTGAGTTTAACTGTTCTATAATTGCAGTTAACGCTCTGTTAATTTGTCTTTGATTGTCTTCACTATATTCTTTTTTAGGTTCTGGTAATCTAACTACTACTTTTGTCATTTAACAATTCCACTTTCTAAGTGATTTAGATAATCTATCATCACCTGTATTATTACTAGGCTTTTGTCTTTTACGCATGCCTTTCATCCTAGCGCAAAAACTTTTTCTACGCTTGGCAGCTTTAGATCCTTTTTTTAATTTAGACGGTTTAGTTGTTACAGCAGTTTTTAATTTTGATCCAGGATTAGCTGCTCTATAAGAAGCAACTCCTTTTTTATTTAAACCGCCAGAAGGATTCTTACCTTCTTTTCTTTGCCAGGCGGGTGTTTTACCACCCGACGCCATAGCAATACGATTTAAATATGCTTTACCATATCCTCGTCTAGCTTGATCCATTATTTTTTCTTTGCAGTCTTTGCAGATCTTTTTAAAGCTTTGTCTGTGACAGTGCCTTTACCTGGTCTGCTTTTGCCGGATTTTTTGGCTTTGTTCATATAATAATATAAACCTTTTTTAACCGTACGTCCGTCTTTTGTTTTATGATAACCTTTTTTCATGGTTTATCTCCTTCCATCTGGTTGTAGGTCTGCTTGAAAAGTTCCAAATCTCCAAGTTTCAGCTGACCCTGTATTTTCTATTTTTAAACTTGCATACCTACCTCTTGCTCTTGTGTCAACTTTAGTTGTACTAGTGCTAACAGTAAAAGGACTTAAGGTAGATGTTGTATTTGGATCTGCAGGATAGTCTGAAATAGAAATTGTCATTACAGCGTTACCTTGCAAATTTTTAAAATTAGGTAAAAATCTTCTCATTGCTAAAAAGTATTCTGCAGCTCCTTGATCCGTCTGCAAAGAAAAATTATATGATTGTGCAAAAGAAGTCAATGTGGTTACACTACCATCTGGATTAACTTGATCGGTCCCCGTTTCGTGTTCAAACAATACGCTTTGACCTAATCCTGATTCACCTATAATTGTAGGAAAGGTACCACTATTAGAACTGTTATATGCTGTTGCATATGGTTTAGGATATACTAATGAATCCATCCAAGTAGTTCTTATAGCGTTTGTATTTGTGCCTGTATACCAGTTACCCATAGGTAAAGGATTATTAGTTACACCATAATTGTAAACCACATATCTATTATTAAAATCAGATCCTGATGTTGGATACCACCATGTAACTTCTGTAAACAAGTTATTAATACCTGCATTTATCTGTTGACCTTTTGTAGTTGATGCATCATCATAAACATAATCTTCAACACTACATGGTAATGTATTAACTGTACCATCAAACGAGAAGAAACCATTACTACCCATCCAATAAGCAACACCATCAATTTCAATAGCTGCATTCTTACCAATCAATCCACAGTTTGTGCCAACCTGTTCAAATCCAAATGTAAATGGAGCTCCAACAAACTTCATGGTATATAAAGCGTTGTCTGTCCAAACTAGTATGTTTTCTTTTGCAACTAGTGCTCCCATAATTTTTGTTCCATCTTGTAGTCTTTGTGAACCTGCAGTATTAGTAGCTAAAATAGTATAAGCATCAATATCTTCTTGATCAGAAAATCTAATAAACATATCGTCTTGAGTTGTAGGTGAACCAATAGTTACCTCTGTACCAAAATGAATTAAGTGTCTTGTGGTTGGTGATATTAAAGTAATTCTTGTAGCTGTTGGATTATTTGTAGTTGCAAATCCAGATGTATTTGTAGCTGCTCTAGTAGTTAATGGTGTAGTCGCTCCTGCATTCCATGTAAAAGTTTTTCCATTAGCAATTGTTGCAACTAAAACTTCACCAAAATTACTTAAAGACCAAAGACCAGGCTCAAGTGTTATTGTATCTGCTTCGACTGCGCTTCCCCATCCACTAAAATCTGTAGCATTGGTAACAGTTGCACCATCACTGTGAGCTTGTCCTGTTGTTCCAGAAACTGCAGTTCCGTTTGTACCTCTAGTTATACCCGTTAAATCATTTGAGCTTACTCCAGTATACGTTATTAATTCTGTTCCTATAGCAATTGTTCCACCACTTGTTGGAAAACCTGTAACCGATGTTAAAGTTATTGCTGTCCCCGATCCACCTGTACCTGCAGTATCCGCGAGCAACGCTCCGTTTAAAGTTGTTGTTTGTGCTCCTTGTACTGTACCACCATACTGACTAATACCAAAACCATAACCATAAGTTTGAGCTGCAGGCCCAACAGGTTCGTATGGAATAATACTTGTACTTCCACCAGAAGCTGCAGATCCAGAACTTGTAAAAGTTATAGTAAAAGTAGTTGCTGTAGGTGTTGTAATAACTTGAAAAGTTTTATCTTCAAAGTCTGATGCATTTAAACCTGTTCCTCCAGGTAAAGTTACAGAGTCTAATTGTATAATGTCGCCGTCACTTAATCCATGAGCAGCAGATGTTGTAATAGTAATTGTAGTGCTACCATTAAAAGTAAAAGTAGCTCCGGTAATTGTAGTTTTTACAGGAGTAATATCAAAAAGTTGTCCTTCAAAAAATAAAAGTAAAAATTTATCTGTGCCTATTCCAATGTATCTATTGCCTTCAGTATCAACAAAAGCGTGTTGTTTTCTAACTACACCTACAATAGAATCTTGTAGTAAAGATTGCCAACCACCAACTTTTTCTGGTAATCCATATCTCCATCTTACATTATCAGAGTCAACCCAACGACCTATAGCGCCAACACTTGTGTCTTGTTTATCAACTCCTGGTGCGAATTTGATTTGAGTCAGAGCCATCTTTTTAGCTCCTATTGATTAGTAGATTTATATAACCAACCTTTTGCAGCGTTAGCATATATTAACGTTACACATGTATTATTAAGAGCAAGAGCATCATTAACAGCATCACCTTCTATGTTAGAACCATTTCTATCAATAATACAATTGTTTGTTGCAAAACCATTTGATGCTGAACCATCCATAATTGTAACTTCATCACCAACCGCAGGTGATGCAGGTAGTGTAATTGTTACGGGGTTAGCTACAGTATCTACTACAATTTGATCTCCAGCGACTGCTGTGTACGCAACTTTACTTGCTGCAGTTACAGACGTCATTCCTTTTTGTAACATTCCTAAAGTTGTTGCTGGAACACTACCTCGAGAATAAACTAAAGCTGTTGCACCTTCAGGTAAAGGCACTTGTGTAGACGCACTTTGACCTGTAGTTAATAAAGTTATAGTGTAGCTATCAGCAGCTCCGCCTCTAGTTGTACCATCTTCTACAAAAAATACTCTGTTAGCATTACCACCCGATGTAGTTGCAGGCATAGCCAAACTAGCGTTGCCTGATAAAGTTCCTGTTAATTTAATATAAAGATTTTTACCGTTTGCGCTTGACGATCCGTCAGCCAAACTTAATGTAGTTGTGCCAGTGCTTAAAGTTACTTCTACATAACCTGAAGCTGCTGTTTGTAATAATTGTAAATTAGTATTTGTAATAGCTC